ACAAAGCTGAAAAAACTATTGAAAATGAAGAGTCTATGGACAACACCACAGGAGGAACTAAAGCATGAACAAAGCAATAAAGCAGTTTTCAGTTGCTCTCTATGGGGAGCTTGAAAAATATAGTGATACCATTTCACGAGGGCGTTGCAGAGTTTTTTATAAAGGGGAAAACCGCAATGGTACCTTTATAACAGACAGCTTTGCGCAAGAACTATTAAAAACAATACCATACACACCTATAAAAGGTATTTATGAAGAAGAGGACAAAGATTTTTCTGACCATGGAGAAGAAAGGCACTTCGGTCGGGTGTATGGTATAGTTCCAGAAAACCCAAACTTAAGGTGGGAAGAACACCTTGACTCAAGTGGAGAAACCCACACATATGCCTGCGTTGACGTACTTATCTTTACCGCCTTATATGATGAGGCGGCAGAGATAATGGGAAAAGCGCAATCTATGGAACTGTATGAGCCTTCCATTGAAGGTGAATGGCAAATTCGAGAGGGTAAAAAACTATTTGTATTTAAAAAAGCTAGTTTTTTAGGGCTACAGGTCTTAGGAGATGACGTAGAACCTTGCTTTGAAGGTGCCGCATTCTTCACTCTGTATGAAACCTTGAAAGAATGGGTTGAAAAACTTGAGGAATATAATTTAGATTTCTCAAAAAAATTAAAGGGAGGAAACTCGAAAATGAACAAAATAAAATTCAAACTTTCCGATTCGGAAAAGCACAACAAAATTTGGGACCTTTTAAATCCAAATTTCAATGATGAAGGAGGGTGGGAGGTAGCATATACTATAACTGCTATCTATGATGAATATGCCTTAGTCTATAGCTATGAAGAAGATGCATATTTTAGAGTCTACTACCTCAAAGATGACAAGGAAGATACCGTAACTATTGAGAAAAAGGAAAAGTGTTTTATAGTTGATGTTAATGAGGAGGAAAAAGCGGCCTTAGAGACAATCCAAGAACTTAATGGTGGCTCTTTTGCCAAGATTGATGAAGAGTTCGCACGAATCCCTGCGCTCGAAAAAGAAAATTCCGAATTTGAGCTGAAAATTGAAGAGCAGGAAGAGACTATTTCTACTTTAAAATCAGAGCGGGACATTTCCACTAGTAATTTAGAGGAAGCTCAAGAAGAAATTAAAGTTCTTAACGCCTTCAAAAAAGAAGTAGAACTTAAAGAAAAAAAGTTAATTATTGACAAATATCAAGAACAACTTTCCGAAGAAATTATTGCTAACTACACAGAAAAAATTGAGGAGTATGACGCTATTAGCTTAGATAAAGAACTAGCATATGAGCTAATAAAATCTAACCCAACAATATTCTCAAAAGGCGAGCAACCTGATTACCTGCCCAAAGATGAGCCTAAGGGCGGTATCGAAGAGCTATTATCAAAATACAAAAAATAATGGAGGAATAAAATATGGCTGCAAAAAGATTAGTAATTGACGGTTTTGCTCAGTTAGAGCTAAACAATGTAGCTTTCCGTAGGGACGGTCGAGTTGAAGCACAATGCTCTCTTGATGCAACTGACTTCGAGGGTAAAGTCGCGGAAAACGGTATGATTTTAGCTATTGACAACACAAGCAGAACCATTAAATTGCCGTATGACGGAGCAGTTCTTTATGGATTGAACTACTCTGCAGAACATCTATATGAAGATGGAAAAATAGGTTTAAAGAATTTTAAACTTGGGGTAGGAGATATACTACCAAGACTCGGTATATTAGACAAAGCGGATAAATTCACCACAAATTGCATTAGCTATGATCCGGCAGTTGATACTGACTGGTCTGACGATGACGATGTAAAAGAAGCGTTAGTAGAAATGGAAAGTCCTATATATGGTGGAATAAGCGGTGATGGTTCTATCCTAATCTCAGAAACCAAACCAGTAAAAGGTCCAGTATTACTAGCAATTAAAGCAACAACCATGCCCGATGGTCAATTCGGAGTAAAATTTCAAGTCGTCCAGGCTTAATTAAGGAGGAGGTAAATATAATGGCTACGATAAAAGAAATTAAAGAATTAGCATTACACGCTGCCAGAGGTACCGCTCCTGCTACATTCTCTGTAGAGAATGTAAATGAAGCGCTGGTAGACGAACTAAATAAATTGGCTGGCTCTATTAACCAGTTTATGAAAAATAGATATGACATCTATGAGATTTTAATTGAAACCGCAGACGAAGTTGCTCCTAATCGAGTAATCGATGCATTAAGTCCTTTCGCTGAAGTTAAAGTTGTTGGACAAGGTCAGAAAGCAATGTTTAAAAAGAAAGTTGGACGTAGCAGAGCCAAAAAGTTCTTGACGCAAGTCGGTCTTTCTGGGGTATATGAAACTTTCCGATTAGACTCTACAACCTTCGAAATTCCTGCTCACGCCGTCGGTGGAGCAGTTACAATAGATTTCGAGCGTATGTTAGATGGTGCTGAAAGCATTAAGGACGTTATGGATATAATAACCGAAGGGTTGGTAGATTCTGTATTCTTAGAAGTACAAAAAGCATTGAGAGGAGCTTTAAACGCAACTGCAAGACCTACCGTTAATAAATTCAGTCAGAACAACTTTGACGGAGCAGAAATGATGAAGTTAATCAGTGTAGTTCGAGCATATGGAGAGAGTGCAGTTATCTTTGCGCCGCCAGAGTTCGTTGCTGCAATGGGCCCAGATGCAATAGTACCTGGCGACACTGGTGTCCAAGGTGTCTATGCACCACAAGATATAGCTTCAATTCATGAGAAGGGATATATTACTATGTTCCGTGGTACTCCAATCGTTCAAATTCCTCAATCATTTGTCGATGAAAACAACCAAAAAACTTGGATTGATCCTAGATTAGCTTACATTCTACCAACTGGCGGAGAAAAAGTAGTTAAGGTAGTTCTTGAAGGAGATACTCAGGTAAACGACTTTAAGAATAGGGACAACTCAATGGAAATTCATGTATACAAGAAAATGGGTGCTGCAATATTAACACATTACAATTGGGCAATTTATGAGAACACAGGCATTACCCAAACTCTTGAATCCCCTTATGGTGTATAAGTAAAATAATAACCAGAGAGGAAGAGGGGTTCCTCTTCCTCTTTTCAGTATTACAAAAATGAGTAAAAGGAGTAGTGTTATGGAAAATAAAAAAGTTATAGTTGAGAACTTATCACATGGAAGAGTTGGAATAAATGTACCGGACCTTCGATTGAGAAGGGTATGGGAGCGCAAAGGCGCGAAGAAGCCTATTGACCTTCATGACTTAATGGAAGCCATATATGACCCAGGAGTGGAGGCTATGTTTAAGGAAGGCATATTAGGTATAGATGATATGGAAGTTAAAATTGCTTTAGGGCTAGAGCCAGAAGGAGCAACAGAACCAGTGAATACTATCACACTAACAGACAAGCAGAGACAGCGCTATTTGACATTGGCGCCGCTACATGAGTTGAAAGAGTTGCTACCGAAGCTCCCGAAAGAACAGGTTTTAAGTTTAGTTGACTATGCCATTGAGCATGAATTGACAATTATGGATCGCGCAGAGCTACTGAAAAAAGCTACCGGCATTGACATAGTGCGCGCGGTTCAGTTGAAAAAGCAGGACGAGGAGGATTAATATGACTCCTTATGAACGTATTTATGAAGCTTTTTTGGCGAAAATATTAGAAGATGAATGGGAAAACTGGGAGCCAGCGGATGTTGAGGCAGACCTGCGTCAGATTCTAGAAGGAGCAATTCCTTTATTTAAATTTCCACGAGTATCATTAGAAAGAGATGAAGATGGTTTTAAAGAAGTTTTATCCAACATGGAAATTCAAATTCTAGCGACCTATATGAAATGTGAATGGCTTAACCGTAGTATACTAACTTGGGAAAATGTAAAGCCTATGTATGCTGAAAGAGACTTTTCGCCAGGGAATTTACTTGGTAGGTTAATTGATACTTTGGCGGCAGAGCGATTAGCGGCATCTAGGCTAGAAAGAAATTACTACCGGTCTATTGATGGAAGACCTTTCAACTACGGCAGATTGGCAGGTGGTAAAGATGGACAATAAAGATGTACTTGAAGCTTATAACAACAAATTAAAAAATAAATTATTTGGGCTTTTATGTGAGTTTGAAAAGGGCAGAGAATGGGAAAAATTTTTGGACTCGATATTAATAGAGTTACTGGGTTTTGATGACAGTAGAAAATCTATTCATTATTACACCTTATACCACAAACTAGCGGCCTTGCGCTATTTACGCTATGAGCATTTTAGAACTACTATATTTGATTGTATGGGGTTGTTGGAAAAAAATGAGTTATCTAGATCTTTATAAAAAAAGATTAAATCGATATGGATTAGATTTTCAATCCCGACTTCAAGGACAGCGGGAAAAAGAGTTTGAACACTATCTATTGAAGAGTGTTTATAGAACAGATATCGAATATGATGGTAACTTAATACCCGTAACCTTTGAAAAATATCGACAGGATGACACAAGAACTTTACACTACCTGCTTACAAGAACCTCCGTAAAAATACCGGCAGGAACTATTTTAATGGTACCTGATATCGGGGAAGACGAAGAGGGAGAAACTTTTGGTGGGAGGCCAGAAGGACACACTCCTTGGATGGTCTACTATTTAGAACATATTAAAGCTAGTGGATATAATCGTTATATTGTGTTGCGAATGTCTCATTACCTAAGTTGGATAAGTAGAGATAAGAAAGTTCGATACTCTTGGGCATACCTATTCGGACAAAAAAACAATATGTTAAGAGACGAAATACGTTCAAGAAGTCGTTCAGATACTATTTATAGCGAAAACACGAAGTTAAATTTCTTTATACTACCAAGAAACGAACACTTAAAAAAAGACGATTATTTGATAGTCGGAGAAAAACCTTTCCAGGAATACTACCGAGTTACTGGATATGATATACAATCAACAGAAGGTGTCGCGTATGTTTCAGTTGATCCAATTTATGAGTATGATTTAACTGAACCACCACAAAGAGAAGAGGGAGACGATGAGGAGGACTTCTTTTGGATAGAAGGAGGGAATTAAATTGGTGAGAAATTTAGCAGAGCTTGGTCCTGCACTACAAAAAATAGTAGTGCGCTTACAAGCCAATCAAAAACTTTTGAAGTTATTATATTACACCGACAAAGATCCTCTCCACAAAGCGGATTTATCTGCAGAAGACATCAAAGAAAAGATTTTTGAGAAGCTCATTAAAGTAGTTCCCCGAGTTGGTCCAAAAGAAACCGCTAACAGTGTTATCGTACTTCGAATTGCTCGTGGAGAGCGAGACCGGGAAAATGACGAGTTTAGGAATATTTCATTGGTGGTTGAGGTATTCGTACCGTTAACTCAATGGATAATAAAAGATCCTAACTTAAGACCTTTCTCCATTATGGGAGAGGTGCAACGCAGTTTGGTTGGTAAAACCATAAATGGCATAGGTCAAATTACTGGTGGAGACTTTGCCCTTAATTTCTTAACAGAAGAGATCTCCTGTTATGAAATGTCTTTTGAGGTTATCAACTATGGTTAATACATCTGCTTTTTTAAAGCTTCCAGTAGAGTTCCATGGAAAGTGTTTAATATATCCACCATCAGTTAATGAAGTTGTAGGAAATAAAGAGGCTCTTTTTTATGCCAGGTTACTATCAACCTCTCAAGAAGAGATTGAAGATATGTATAGGGAGAAGGGGATTGAAGAAGAACCAATGACACCTCTAGAACACCTATTAGGCTCAGCATATCGGAATCCTGAAATGGCAGAAAAAATAAAAAAGGCTTTTTACTTTTTCTTGCGCGAACCAGTACAGTTTTTATATGAAGAGAAGGCTATTGTTGTTGGGGATATAAAAGAAACATTAAAAATAACCAATGATATAGGAAAGTTGAGGATAATTAAAGAGGATGAATTTTTTGATTTTCAAAACAGCATTCGTGCGGCTATGGGAGAGAAAGAAATTGAACCTCCAGACCCCGATGAAGACCCAAGGGTTAAGCGCATTAAGGCGAAGGCTCGATATAGAGATAAGATTAAGGCAAAGAAGGGAATGGGTTTAAAATTAAATTCTACCTTAATTTCAATTTGCTGTATGGGTCTAGGTTTAAATCCACTTAATATTGGAGAGATAAGCTATGCTTCCATTCCGGCGCTAGTAAGATACTACCAAGAAAAGGATAAGTATAAAACTGACGTACAGTCCTTGCTTGCGGGAGCGGATAGCAAAAAGGTAAAACCAAAGTATTGGATACGAAATATAGAAGATTAAATAGGAGGGCTATGAAAAATGGCAAACATTCTTGAGAAATATGGTATTAAAGAAGTCGCTGACGTCACTTTTTATGAAATAGAAGATGACGGATCACGAGGTGCGCCCGCACTATACCTTGATACCTTAAAAGTCTCTAGTATAGAGCAAACGGCTGAAGAAGCAGAGGCTCGTGGTGGGAAGGGCAATCCACCTTTGATTATTTGGGACTATGGTAAGGAAATCAACGTGACACTAGAAGACGCTCTATTTTCTGCTAAGTCAATGTCAGTTATGTTTGGCGGTGGAACGAAGGCTAAGGACATTACCTCTGTTGTTAGAACTTTCCCAGCGTCTAGAGTGAGCGCAGAAGGAAAAGTTGTAGAGAGGGGAGTAGAACTAACATTAACTGAACTAGAGTATTATAATGCCGATGGTACTGAAGGAGAGGAAGGAAGTGCCGACTATGTAACTGGCACAGTTGCTGTCACAGGTACGGAGATTGAAATTTCAGCAGACACCTTCCCAGGAGCATATTATATAACTGGCGACACTTATGCTAGAAGCTCTGTTACTGGCAAAGATGAATTCTTCCAGTTCATTATACCAAAAGCTAAAGTACAGTCTGAAAACAGCATCACATTAGAAGCAGACGGAGATCCTTCCGTGTTTAATATGAGCTTAAGAGTTCTTAGACCTGATGATGGTGTTATGATGAAGTTAGTACAGTACGAGATTCCAGAGGAAGAAGAGCCAGAGCCAGAAGAGCCAGAAGAGCCAGAAGAGCCAGGGGAAGATGACGATCAGGGTGAATAAAAAATAAATAGAGAAGGAAATTAAGTAGCGGGGGAAAATTTCCTCCGCTGTTTTTATAGGGAGGTAAAGGATATGACAGAGCTAAAAAGCTTCAAAGAGCTGTATGACGTCTTCTTAAAAACTACTTATCTAATAGATGAGGGTAATGTTCGTTTTGAAAAAGGAGAAACAATTGCTAGGTTTGAACGCATACAAATTGCGGGTTTAGAAGAACTTAAACATCGAACAGAGAGCCGCGGCGGGTTTGACAATAGAGGGCATGTTTTTTGGGAAACAACTAAAGAAATGGACTTGGCCTTCACACAAGGTGTTTTTTCAGAGTTGCAGTTTGCTCTTATGAGTAACTCAAACCTCATTTCAAAAGGAGAAGGTTCTCCCATTTTGATATCAAAGCAAGAATTACGGGAGAGTGGGGAGGATGGCACTTTTAGTTTAACTAAAGAGCCTCAAGGCCCAGTCTTCATTTATAATAAAGAAACTGGTGAGAAGTTAGAGTACACTCAAGACGGAAAGATAATTACCATTGGAGAGAATTTTTTAGATGTGGTAGTTAATTATGAATATAATTATTTGGGCGGTGGCCGCAATGTAAAGATCGGTCAACGATTAATTTCAGGCTTTTTAAGCTTGGAGGGAAAAACGAGGGTAAAGGACGATACAAGCGGACAAGTAACAACGGGGTTAATTAAAATCCCGAGATTAAAATTAGTGTCTGATTTATCTATTCGGTTGGGGAAACAAGCAAAGCCAATAACTGCAAGTTTTTTGGCTAAGGGGATCCCAACGGGCGGAAGAGGAGATAGCTACGTTAGCGAGTTCTATTTTTTAAACGATGATGTAGATAGCGACTTATAGATTTTAATCGACACTAGTTATTATAATTGGTGTCGATTATTTTTTTATAAAGGAGTGGGGAAAGATGGCGGCGGATAACAAAACAATTTCAGTAGTCTTTAAGGCGATTTCGGATATTTCTGATGTTGACTATAATATAAAGAATATTCAAAAGGCATTACAATCATTGAAACTGCCGGACTCTTTAGGAACTAAATTTACTAAAGTTTTCTCTGAGTTAGAGAAAGAAGTGTTAAAAATAAGCGAGGTAATGGAGTCTGGTTTTCAAAAGAAAAGCGATGTAAATGCTTTAGAAAGAGGATATAAAAAGATCAATAATTTAATGGGTCAACTTCAAGTTAATGTATCAAAAATTTCTGAAGCTGATTTAAATAAGTCGTTTCAAGTAGACACGACAAAAACAGCCAAACTTGCAAAGCAAATTGAGGATATTAAAAAAAGCATTGCAGACGGAATTAGCCCAGAGACCTTTCAAAAAATTGCTGCTGCAGTAAAGAGTATGACAGACGCCGGCAAGGGTGGAAAGAGTATCAGCGAATTTTTCAAGGGGATTCAAACTGGGGAGTTAGAGCAATCTGAAGCAGCATTAAAAAAGCTAGAGTCTACTTTAGCAGGACTTAGAACTAGATATGGCGATGACGCGAAGAGTGTTCAAGAATATGCGGCTGTTATTGATATCTTAAGAAGTTCTTTTGAACAAATAACAAATGTCGAAGCATCAGATCTTATTAATAGGTTACAAGAACTCCAGGAAGAGCTGAAAAATTTAGAGGCCACTGAGAGAGCAGAATTTCTTGCTGGATTTAAACAGACCTTAAAAACCGTTAATGAAGCTTTAGAGGCAGTACGTGCTTTTGGAGACGCTGCAGTGCGCTCAAAAACTGAAGTCTACGAACTTAACGCAGAAACAGAGAGAATAAAAAATAGCGTTAAACACTTCTTTAGTGCGGCTAATGCTGTTGTCTTATTCAGAAGGGCTGTTCGTTCGGCGCTACAAACAGTTAAAGAGCTAGACTCTGCTATGACAGATATAGCAGTTGTTTCTGACTTTACAATAGGAGATATGTGGGGCAAGTTACCTCAATTTACAAAACAGGCTAATGAATTAGGTGTTACTGTTAAAGGCGCCTATGAGTCCACGACTCTCTTTGTTCAGCAAGGACTGAACCTTGTTGACTCTATGGCGTTATCAAATGAAGTATTAAAGATGGCTAGAATTGCTGGACTAAATGCAGCCGATGCTACTGATGCCATGACGGCCGCATTGCGTGGGTTTAACATGGAGTTGAATGAAACTTCGGGCGCGAGGATTACAGATGTGTATTCCAAGTTAGCTGCTATCACTGCCGCGAACACAGAAGAGATCTCAACTGCGATGACAAAGACTGCTTCAATTGCTCATGCCGCTAACATGGAATTTGAGACGACTGCAGCATTCTTGTCGCAGATAATTGAGACAACTCGTGAGTCTGCTGAAACAGCAGGTACCGCATTAAAAACAGTTATTGCTCGTTTTACAGAGGTTAAGAAGTTATATGAGTCTGGAGAAATAGAGGGTGTTGATGAAGAGGGAGAAATTATTGATGTAAATAAGGTCTCTGCCGCTTTGAGAAAAGTCGGTATTTCTATGAAGGCTTTCTTTGCTGGTGATGAAGGACTTGACTCCATCTTCCTCAAACTTGCTGAAAAATGGGACGGTTTAGATACGATAACTCAAAGGTATATAGCTACAATGGCTGCCGGTTCTCGTCAACAATCTCGTTTCTTAGCTATGATGAGTAACTATGGTCGAACAATAGAGCTTGTAGAAGCTGCCAACAATAGCGCAGGCGCAGGTACCGAACAGTTTGAAAAAACATTAGACTCAATGGAAACAAAGCTAGCTAAGTTAAAAAATGCTTGGGATGAATTCTTAATGGGTCTAGCTAATAATGAACTTATTGGAATGTTTATTAGCTTGTTAACTAATATCGTTAGCACTGTTAACACTTTAACAAATGCTTTGTCTGGTGGTAATGGCTTAATAAAATCACTTCTAACACTAAGTCTTACGATTAGTAGTCTTAGAATTGGGAAAAGCTTGTTTAATAAACTCTTTGATAAGAATTTAGTTAATATAGGTAGTAAGCTTTTTGGAACTAAAAAGGATATTCAAGAAAAAGCCCAAAAAATGGGTAGCTCTTTCATTTCTAGTTTTTTTAAGACGATAAAAGATAGTAAAGGGCTATCGGGGAAAGATTTTTTAAGGAATCTTTTTACTACAAAAGATACAGAAGAAGTCGCAGAGTTTATCACAAAAACGTTTTACTCTGAACTTGAAGCTGCAACTAAGTCAATGCCAGATAGCGACTATATTCAAGCACATATTGAGGATGCTTTACGCTCTGACGGTTTTGAGGCCGCCGCTGCAAGGGCAGAAACATATGGGATAACTCTTGATAGGACAAAAGCCGCTGTAGAAAAATTTGGCTCAAGCGCAACGATTAACATGAACGCCGTAGCCGCCGCGTCTGCAACAACGGGAGCCGCCTTCTTAGGACTATCTAAAGCTCTTGAGAAGAAGTTAGGTGCTAATCATAAAGTTGTAAAGATGCTACAAGGAATAGGAAGCGCTCTTATGGCTACTGGGACATTGTTGCCAATTATAACTAAAGGGGCTCAAGCATTAGGAGTTAGCTTCACTACGGCTGGGGTAATTATTGGCAAGGCAGGAGTTCTAGCATCTATCCCTTGGGGGTGGGTCACTGTTATAATTGCCGCCGTTGCGGGGCTTACTGCTGGAGTTATCGCTTTAAATAAGGCGGCTCAGGAGAAAAAATTAGAGAACCGCATGAAGGCTGCCAAAGAAGCTACAGACAAGGCTAAAAAGGCCGCAGAGGATGCTAAAAAAGCTTATGATGAACTACTTTCTAGCACTGAAGAGTACTATGAATTACAAAACACCTTAGATGGTTTAGTAGAAGGAACTAAAGAATGGCGCGATACTTTAGCCGAAGTAAATGCCCTAGTACTAAAACTGCTTCAAGATTATCCTGAATTAGCTCGATATCTAACCGTTGGTTCAGATGGACGTCTAGGAATAGACGACGCTGGTTTGAAGGACTTACAAGAGAAAAAGGCTCGTGGGGTAACTAACACACAGGCAGGAAGTACTATGTCAGCAATTAATGAAATAGTTCTTTCAAACGAAGCCGCCAAAGAGGCTGTAATGCGGTCAATTGAAGATATTAAACCAAAAGGGTTTGTTTTTGAAGCTTCACATTTCACGGGAGACGAAAATGACTGGCAATCTTTAGCTACCGAAGAAGTCTTTGAAAAAATTGCAAGATTATCTAAAGCGAGTGCTGAAGAGTTAGAGTCTCTTTTTGACAATCTTGCCGATCGTGGATTACAACACGTCGCTGAGTATATTAAGTCTTTAATAGCTGAATACGCTGTATATACAGGTACATTAAATAAGAATGAAGAAGCTATAAAAGGGCAAACACGAGCTTTGTTGCACGCTACTGCCGCAGAAAAGCTATCGGAAGAAAAATATGCTAATCAATTAGTAGACATATTTGCTAATAAGGCTGCTTTAGATGCCTCATCAGACTCTCGGGATAGTCGTGTAAAAGACTTTGCGGAGAAGGGAACAGCACTAAACAACGAAGATTTCAAAGCACTGGCAGAGGAATATAAAGTTGATGTTAGGTCTGGAAACCATGTCAAAAACTTGGAAAAGCTTTATGCTGCTATGCAAGATACTGATGTCGAGAGTATCGATGAAGATTTAAAAGGGAATGCTAAGGCTTTAGCTGCTGCAATTGTAGACATGGAAGCTGGCAGAAAGTTAATAGAAGGTTTAGGTGGTCTTACTACTGAAATAGCCGG